TAAGGGAATGGCAGACGAAGATCCTAATGTTCTTGAGAAGTTTGTTGGTGATTACGTTTTTAATCCCAAGAACGGTACTGGATCTATTCCTCTTGGTGAGCCAGTAGAAGTTCTTGAAATTGGCACTGGTTTTATGATGATCAGTAAAAATGCTCTTAAGAAGTTTGCTGAAAGTTATCCTCAGTTTAGCTATAAACCTGATCATGTTCGTACAGAAGCATTTGATGGTTCGCGAGAAATTCTTCAATATTTCCAGGCAGAAATTGATCCTATTTCTAAGCGTTATCTTTCAGAAGATTATTGGTTCTGTCAGAAGGTTCAGGCGATTGGTCTTAAAACTTGGTTTTGTCCTTGGATGAAGATGCAGCACGTTGGTTCTTATATTTTCGGTGGTTCTCTTGCTGATCTTGCATCTATTGGTGCAGCAGCTACCGCTGATCCTGGCGCCCTTGGTGGAAAAAAGAAGAAGTGAGGTTGTGATGAAGTATGTTGTTTATGTAAACGATCAAAATTATGAAACCGAAATTGAAGAAATTAAGAAACAGATGAAAGATTTTCTTGAAGATGGTGATAAGATAGTTTATCTTAAAACTAGTCTAGAAACTCATATCACTGCACTTGCTACTACAACTGATAATTTATAAGGATAATTATAATATGTTGATTTCTTTGACACACCCAGAACCTAACTATGAATTTTGGATCGATCCTTCTGAAATTGTTGTTATGGAACGTTATACTAAGCCAGTTTCTATGTTGATTCAAATGAACGATGATCGTCCTAATGTAACGGCTCTAGTTCTTAAGAATGGCAAGATTATGTCTTGCAAGGAAACACCTGGTCAAATTATGCAAATTGTGAAGGATATGTCGTAATGAATTTGAACGTTAAAACTCTTGAAATCCTCAAGAATTTTTATTCTATCAATCCCTCTCTTGTAGTCAAGGAGGGCAATGTTCTTACCACTATCTCAACTGGTAAGACGATTGTTGCTAAGGCTACTGTGCCTGACACGTTTACAAAGCGTTTCGCTATGTATAACCTTGGTCGCTTCATTAATTCTGTTGCCTCTTATGAGAAGGCAGAGCTTACCTTTAATGATAGTAATGTTGTCATCAAGGAAACTGATAAGGACGAAAGCACTCGTTTGGCTTACGCAGATGAGTCTGGCATTAAGGTTCCTCCGGAAAAGCCTATCGTTCTTCCTACAATTGATGCAACATGTAAGATTACCATGACAGCTCTTCGCTCTGTTCAGAAGCAGCTTGGCATTCTTGACACTCCTGAAATTGCTGTTACCGGAGATGGTGTTAACATTTATCTCCAGGCGGTCGATTCTAAGAATGTAACTAGCGATACTTTTTCTATTGTAATTGGTACAACTGATAAGAATTTTCGTGCTTTGTTTAAGGCTGAAAATATCAAGGTAATTCCAGGCGATTATGAAGTATCAATTTGTTCAAAGGGTATCTCTCATTTTAAGGGGGAAACGATTGAATATTGGATTGTAGTTGAGGCAAATTCAACTTATAATTAATAGTTGACTTTTTACTCGGGAGGGGCTATTATAGTTCCTCTCACTTTTTATTATGAGGTAATGTGATGCTTGAAGAATTTCTCTGGGTCGAAAAGTATCGCCCTAAAACTGTCGATGAAACTATTTTACCTGTTGATTTGAAGGCAGTGTTTCAACAGTTTGTCGATCAAGGCAATATTCCTAATCTAATCCTATCTGGCTCTGCAGGTGTTGGTAAAACAACTATTGCTAAAGCTATGCTTGAACAGCTTGAATGTGACTACATTGTAATTAATGGATCTATGAATGGCAACATCGACACACTTAGAAACGAAATCCTCAACTTTGCCTCAACTGTTTCACTCTCAGGTGGACGAAAATACGTTATCTTGGATGAAGCCGACTACCTCAATGCCAACTCTACTCAACCTGCACTCCGCAATTTTATGGAAGAGTTCTCAAGGAACTGTGGGTTTATTCTCACCTGTAATTTCAAGAATCGCATTATCGAACCTCTTCACTCGAGATGTTCTGTCATAGACTTCAAGATCAGTAAGAAAGATATGGCCAAGCTCGCTATGCAATTTATGAAGCGAGTAAACACTATCCTTGAAACTGAAGCTATTCCATATGATAAGGCAGTTGTTGCTGAAGTTATTCAGAAGCACTTCCCTGACTGGCGTCGTGTTCTTAATGAACTACAACGTTATGCAGCTACAGGTAAAATTGATACTGGTATTCTTGCTAATATGCAAGAAATTTCTATCAAGGAATTGGTAAATCTTCTTCGTGATAAAAATTTCACTGAGATTCGTAAGTGGGTTGCGAACAACATTGATCTTGATCAGAACGAGATCTATCGTAAGCTTTATGATCAAGCTTCAAATTTCCTTGAAGCTACAGGCGTAGCACAATTAGTTTTGATCGTAGCTAAATACCAGTATCAGGCTGCTTTCTCTGCTAATCCAGAAATTAATCTTGTTGCTTGTTTGACTGAAATTATGAAAGATTGTGAATTCCAATGACACCATTTGACATCATCAACTCTATTACTTATGATAAGAAGCGTTTGATTGATGAAACAAATGAGAAGGCGTATAATGCTTTCAATATAAACAAAGGATTATCTTATTTCAAAGATACAATTTTTCATGCTCAAGAAATGAATATGAACTATCATCTTGACAATCTTATGCAGCATGATTATCTCTTTTCTTCTGTTAGAAAACAGAAGAGGTATGCTAAGTGGATTAAGAAAGATAAAGATGCTGACATCGAAGCTGTGAAAATTTATTTTAATTATGGTTATCAAAAAGCAAAAGAAGCATATTCTATCTTGTCAAAAGAACAGATTAAATATATAAGAGAAAAAGTAGAAGCTGGAGCTTGCAATCGATAAAAGCATAAATACCCCATAAACATGTTGAGGTGATAAAAATTTAAAAACAAATAATTATGGGGTAACCAATGGCTATATTAGATTCACTGATCGAGGTGAAAATTGCTGAAGAGGAAGATTTCTTAAAGATCAAGGAAACTCTTACACGTATCGGCGTTGCATCTAGAAAAGATCACAAACTTTATCAATCCTGTCACATTCTTCACAAACAGGGCAAATATTATATTGTTCACTTCAAAGAGCTTTTTGCTCTTGATGGTAAACCAACAAATTTCAGCGAAGAAGATATCGGTCGTCGAAATACAATCTGTCAATTGCTTGAAGATTGGAATTTGATCAAGGTCGCTGAATCGGATAAAATTAAAGCGCCAAAATCTCCTATGAGTCAAATTAAAATTCTTCCTCACAAAGAAAAAAATGAATGGGAATTGGTTGCTAAGTATAATATCGGTAGAAAGAAAACTGACAAATAAATTATGATAAGAGGTGAAAATGTTTAGTATGTTCAAACCAAAACCGAAAACTACAGCGGAACAAAAATTGGAGGAAATTAAGAATATTCTTTTTCCTCCATTCGCAAAACAATCCAAAGAAGACATTACTTTTCTGATCGACTATTCAGCCGATTCGAATTTGCAAGCGGTAATCACTGATCTTGAAGAAGGTCACAGTGATGAAATTGTGCAAGGAACAATCAACAAGGTAATCGATCGTCTTGTAGCTGTGAGAAAAATTCTCCGAGCTTATGGCGAATTTGATACAGATGCTCAATATATTATTGTTGACGATCTTCCCACTGATGAAAAGGATGTAAAAGTTGGACCAGAAAGACGACATTGATTATTTCATAGAGGCGCTCGAGGAAATGATCGACGCCCGAGATGATATGTGGGAAGAAGAAAAGCATTGCAATTATCGTTTGATGCACAAGCTTCATGAAGAGCGATATGAACCCGCCAAAGCCAAGCTTAGGTTCTTCCTGACAGAAATTATCAAGGTAACGAACGTTTCAGAAAAAGAAACGTAGTTTTCTGATCTTTTTCCTTTACAAATTAGCCCGACTACGGTAGAATGAAAGAGTGGGAAACAGGAGTTGAAAAAATGACTAAAGCTTACCTTTTTGAAACGTTTAAGGCGCTTAATACCGTTGAAGCTAAGGTTGAGTTTCTTCGGTCAATAGCCAAGCTTAACCTTCCCTATGATATCAATTATGAAAACCTGATTAAGGTGTGGGAAAGCCAAGCTGAAGCTCCGGCTGAGGCTGAATGAGTTATTGCCTAGCTCTAGTTTGGTTTATCTAGAGCTAGGCTTTAAAAAAATTATTGCCAAGCTTCCTTTTTTGCTTTACAAATATCAGAAACTACGGTAGAATGAATAATAGGCTGATGAATCGGGGGTTGCCTTCCCGGCTACTGGAGCTTTACAATGGTTGTCTACGTTCTTCTTGTTGCCTATGACTACGAAGGTTGTGAGTGCCTTGGGGTCTACGAGACCGAGCTAGAGGCTCTCGCTGCCTTCTCTGGCTACGCCACTGGCGGATACGCCGTCGTTGAACGTCGTGTCCTCGGCGCTCCGGCTGAAACTCAAGATTGAGGAGTTGAACATGTTCGTAGCAATTCTCACGAATTTCGGTAACACCATCTACAATGGCAATAGCCTTGAAGCTGCTATTGCTAAGGTAGAGTCTGCTTGCTTTGAAGCTACGCTCCAGCTGTATCAGCCGGATGGCGCTTGCCGCCTCATGTCCTTCAGCCCAATCGGCGGCTGGAAAACTATTTTTTAACCATATTGAATTATTCGCTTTACAAATATCGAAAACTACGGTAGAATGATAATAGAGGTTGAGAAGGAGAGTTGAATGTCTACGACTGACTGTCTGATTGTGTTTGGTCCGCTGATTGTCCTCGCCCTCGGTATGGTGCTTGGGCTTTGCTTTATCACCTACAATGAGGTTCGCTAATGTCAGGTATTGATCTTCTCGTTTCTGATCGCAATGGCGTCTACATTCCCCAGATATTCGCTGGGTTCGACTTCACGAACTGGACGGGTATCGTCGCGGAGGACATCGAAGTCCTTCTGCGTGGCCCTGACCATAAGGACTCCCAGAACTACTGGGATATTTGGAACGATGTGACGATGAACGCTGTCCACACCGATACCAACGGTAATGTGTGGCGGCTCTGGCAGGATGGTGATCTTTGGATCTACTGCGAGGCTTTGATGACAGACGAGGAGTACTACAACTTCTTTGGTGAGCATCGTGTGGATCTTGATGCTGATAGCCGCCTCGAAACTGACAACTGGTACGACACTTCAGCGGAGCTGCACTGATGTCTGATAATTTTTTCTGCCGTAAAGCTGAGTTCAAACTCAAGGAGTTGATGGACGAGTTGTACCATCGTCTCCGCGATACTCGTAGCCTGTTGGAAATGTATGAGCAAGATCCTAATCTCAGCTACGTAGACCGTGGCTATGCTCAAGGCATTCGTGAGGAAAAGACGTATCTCGAGCACATGCTCGAAAAAATGGAGCGTAGCTGATGACCATGCACCTTCTTCCGGCGTTCGTTACCACGACCAGCACACGAAAGCGTAAGCCTAGTGGTAACCAACGTGACGCCATCAAACGAGCGGCTCACGAAGCTTGGGTCTTGTCGATGACGAAAGGTTTGAAGTCAGATAAGAAAGTGCTTGACAAATTATCCAAAACCGAGTATACTAAGTCTATGGTGGTTGATCGTTCGGCGTTCACGAAGTCAGGTATGGCTCCTGGTGTTTGTGCAAAGCCAGAAGAGAAAGTGTATTCGGGTGAGATGCAGCTTATTGGCATCGCAACTATGCATAAGTCTAACATGGTTCCTGTGTTTAAGAAGCAAGACGCTGAAGATATCGCTAGGATGAGGAGAGGCTAATGGATAACGTTTACATTCAAGCTCAAGACACTTCCGGTATGTGGCGTACGTATCACATTACTATGAATAACTCGCAAAGAATTTTGAGTGAGATGCGGTCG